AGCCGGGTACGTCCGTGCCGACAAGGATACATACAAGCGCAGATAAAGAAAAAAGCTCCCCGAAGGGAGCGAAAACAAATATAACCAACACTACTATAAACATAAGGAGAGAAAAGTCAATGATAAAAATAGAAGTAAACAAGAGCGAGATCAATCTGCATATAGAGGGGCGTGTATCAGATGCAGCAACAGAAGCCGCACTTGCAGCCGCTGCTCTTGTCAGCCGTGTTGCTAAATTTTCCGGCATTCCTGAGGGCGCTATGCTCGGTCTTATAATGACAAAGGCATCAGAAGCTTTGGAGGTTATGAAGAAGGAAAATGCCTGAAATAATACCACCCGAACGCTGTCCATACTGCGGCAGCATAGAGAACAATGGAGACACCTGTAAATGGTGCTCAAATAAAATTACGGAGGAAAACAACTATGAACACTATCAAAATGACTATCGAAACTACACCGGAGACAGCTGCGAAGATCGCGCAGCTTCTTGCAAATGAGGGCACGGCTGAACAGCAGCCTGCACTCGCTGTTCCGCAGCCGACAGTTACGGCTATTCCTCAGAACGCCCCTGCTGTGCCGCAGTATTCCATACCGGTACAGCAGCCTGTGCAGACTGCGCCTGTAATGCCTCAGCCGACTGCGCCTGCCGCTCCAACTACCGCACCTTCATACACTATCGCGCAGCTTCAGGCTGCCTGCGCTCCGCTTGCTGATGCCGGAAAGCTTCCTGCACTCCAGCAGCTTATCAGTACATTCGGAGTTGCCTCGCTGTCTGAGCTTCCACCTGCACGATACGGAGAGTTTGCCAACGGTCTGAGAGCTCTGGGAGGTGTGCTGTAATGCCCGGAACGCACTCAATACTTCCGGCGAGTTCTGCCGCGAGGTGGCTCGAATGCACGCCCTCGGCGCGGCTCAATGCCGCAGCCGATGAGCAGGATAGCAGCTATGCGGCTGAGGGCACTCTTGCTCACTCGATGTGCGAGGTCAAACTCACAGGCTATACCGTTGCTATCCCGAAGCGGACAACTAATGCAAAACTCAATAAGCTCAGGAAGGATCCTCTTTATCAGCCGGAAATGGACGGCTACACCGAGGAATACCTCGACTACATAAAGAAGATAGCTCTCAGCTTCAGCGGACCTGCAATGATAAGAGTCGAGGAGCGGGTCGATTTCAGCAGCTACGCGCCGGAGGGATTCGGCACGGCTGACTGCCTTATCCTGTTTGGCGATGAGTTGCACGTTGTGGATTTCAAATACGGCAAGGGCATTAAGGTCGATGCCGAGGAGAACCCTCAGCTCAGGCTGTATGCGCTCGGAGCACTGGAAAGATTCGGCTTTATTTACAACATAAGCAAGGTAGTCCTGCACATCGTTCAGCCGCGTCTGGACAATTTCTCAGCGTGGGAGACAACGGCAGCAGAGCTCAGAAAGTGGGGCAGCGACGTTGTAAGACCGAGAGCCGCACTTGCATATGAGGGTAAGGGCGAGTTCCGCAGCGGTGAGCACTGCCGGTTCTGCAAGATCGCAGCGACCTGCAAAAAGCGTGCTGAGGAGAACCTTGCGCTTGCACAGTACGAATTCAGAAAACCGCCGGAGCTTACATCAGACGGCTCGGCGGTGCTGACCGATGATGAGCTGTCAGAAGTGCTGACAAAAGGTGCACAGCTAAAAAAGTGGTATGAGGATATGGAGAAATACGCTCTCTGCGCTATCCTTGCCGGTAAGAAGATCAGCGGCTATAAAGCTGTCGAGGGGTGCGGACTGAGAGCGTTCAAGAGCCCCGATGAAGTCCCGGCACGCCTCAGAGCCATAGGTCTTGACGAGAGCTTGGCGTTCACAAGGGAGCTGCTGTCACCGGCGCAGCTTGAAAAATCACTGGGCAAAAAGGTCTTTGCCGACAACTTTACCGAGCTTGTTGTAAAGTCCAAGGGCAAGCCGACACTTGCTCCTGAATCGGACAAGCGCCCTGCCTATGTATCGGCGGCAGAAGAATTTTCAGAAGAAAAATTGCCATTTTAAGGAGGAACTATTATGTCAAATACTATTGTTACCGGAGAAGTAAGATTTTCATACGTCAGCGTTTTCGAGCCGAGAGCCAACCAGAACGGCGGCGATCCGAAGTATCAGATCACAGTGCTGCTGCCTAAGTCGGACACCGTCACAAAGGCGGCTATTGACCGTGAGATACAGGCGGAGCTCCAGAACGGCGTTGCCACCAAGTTTGGCGGTCAGATGCCTGCAATGCCTGCTATTCCCGTTCACGACGGTGACGGCGTGCGCCCTAACGGCGAGCCGTTCGGTGAAGAGTGCCGCGGCTGCTGGGTGTTTACAGCGTCATCAAAGCAGAAGCCGGAGGTGGTCGATGAGAACTGTCAGCCTATCCTCACAGCGACCTCTGTATATAGCGGCTGCTACGGCAGAGTTTCTATCCGCTTTTTCGCCTATAATCAGGCTGGCAAGAAGGGCATCGGCTGCGGTCTCGGCAACGTCCAGAAGCTCCGTGACGGTGAGCCTCTCGGTGGCGGAACTACTGCCGCACAGGATTTCGGTGCAGCTCAGCCGGTTCAGCAGTTCGGTGCTTCCTATCCGCAGCAGCCTCAGTACGGCGCTCCGCAGGGGTATCAGTATCAGCAGCAGCCTGGAAGCGCTCCTGCCCCTAATGCTTTTAACAGCTTCCTTGGTATCTGATATGCAGAGACTATCTATCGACATCGAGACTTATTCCGACATTGACCTGAAGAGATCGGGACTGTACAGATATGTGCAGTCCCCTCAGTTTAGGGTGCTGCTGTTTGCTTACCGGTGCGACGATGAACCGGTGCAGATCGTTGACCTCGCTGCCGGAGAGAAGATACCGCTCGATATACAGATCGCAATGATGAGACCGGAAGTCCTGAAATCCGCATACAACGCAGCTTTTGAGTGGTACTGCCTGTCAAAGCTGCTTGCACTCACGGATAAGGCACGGGCGGAGTGGCTGAAACAGTGGCGCTGCACAATGCTCCACGGGCTGTACCTCGGCTATCCTGCCGGACTATCGGCTGTCGGGGAGGCGCTCAGGCTGCCGCAGGACAAGAAGAAAATGGGCGTAGGGCAGGCTCTTATACGCTATTTCTGCAAACCCTGCAAGCCGACAAAGGCGAACGGCAGCCGCACCCGTAATCTCCCTCACCACGAGCCGGAAAAGTGGGAACTGTTCAAGGAATACTGCAAGCAGGACGTCTATTCCGAAAGCAGCATACAGCATTTGTTAGAGGCGTTTCCTGTGCCGGACGAGGTTCAGGCTCAGTGGGAGCTCGATATGCGTATCAATGCTTTTGGCGTGAAGCTGGACGTTCCTCTGATCGAGGGCGCGCTGCATTGCAATGAGCTTACCACTCAGGAGCTTATCGCTGAGGCGGCTGAATTGACGGGACTACAAAATCCGAAGTCGGTGGCTCAGCTCAAAAAGTGGCTGAGCGATGCTATGAAGGAGGACGTCAAGTCGCTCAGCAAGGAGACCGTCAACGGACTTCTCGGTTCAGCGACCGATGATAACGTCAGGCGCGTTTTAGCTATCCGTCAGGAGCTCGGTAAGTCCTCCGTCAGCAAATATGAAGCAATGGCTGACTGCATCTGCCCTGACGGCAGAGTGCGCGGACTGCTCCAGTTCTACGGTGGCAACCGCACCGGGCGCTGGGCAGGAAGGCTCGTTCAGGTTCAGAATCTTCCGAGGAACTACATCGAATCCCTCGACACCGCCCGTGAACTTGTGCGAAAAAAGAATGCGGAGGCGGTCAGGCTGCTCTACGGCAATATCCCCGACACGCTCTCTCAGCTCATCAGGACTGCGTTTATCCCCTCAGAGGGCAACAAGTTCGTAGTGGCTGACTTCTCAGCTATCGAAGCGAGAGTAATAGCGTGGCTTGCCGGTGAACAGTGGCGGCTCGACGTTTTCAACACGCACGGTAAAATATATGAGGCTTCTGCTTCAAGTATGTTCGGCGTTCCGATCGAAAGGATAAAGAAGGGCAATCCCGAATACTCACTCAGGGCAAAGGGAAAGGTCGCAGAGCTTGCTCTCGGCTATCAGGGCAGCGCAGGCGCGCTCATCGCAATGGGCGCTCTGAATATGGGACTGACCGAGGACGAGCTTCCGGACATTGTGCAGCGCTGGAGAAAGGCTAACCCGAGAATAAGAGATCTCTGGTACACGTTTGAGAATGCAGCACTTGAGGTAATGAGGACGGGGCAACGCATAGGTCTTGACAAGGGCATTTTCTTTGCGAGGGAGTGCGATCCCGGCTGTGGTCTCAGCTTTTTCACAGTGCGGCTCCCCAGCGGACGCAAGCTCTATTATCCCCACCCGTTCCTTGCCGAGAATGATTTCGGAAAGCAGGCTCTCCACTATTACGGCACCGATCAGCAGTCCGGGAAGTGGGGCGTGATCTCGACCTACGGCGGCAAGCTCACCGAGAACATCGTGCAGGCGGTGGCGAGGGACTGTCTTGCGGTCACTCTTGAGCGGCTGGAGAACGCCGGTCTGCAAGTGGTGATGCACATTCACGATGAGGCGGTCATAGACTGTGCTCCCGGACAGATAAGTGCAGAAGCCGCCTGTGAGATTATGGGGCAGCCGATACCGTGGGCGCAGGGACTTCCGCTCAAAGCCGCCGGATTCGAGAGCCAATACTATATGAAGGACTGATCCAGTGCTTTAGCCAAGCACTATGCACTCTGAACTAATAACTACAATATTCAACGGTTTTCGTTTAAATGGAGCGGTATTTTTGCACTATTACGGGAGGCGATAATTTTGCAATTTGATAAGAAGATCACCATTACGACCGGCGCGAGCCGGAAAGCAACTGTCTGGAAGCCTCAGTCGATGCTCTGGTCTGAGCTGGTAACAAGGCTGGGCACTCCGGTCAGGAGCACTGAAACTCTTTCACAGTATCTTCAGTTCCCCAAGGCTAAGCAGGACGAGCTGAAGGACGTCGGCGGATTCGTAGGCGGAACTTTTACCGGCGATAAAAGACGTTCGGACAAGGTCGCTGCGAGAGATCTTATAACCCTCGATATGGACAGTATCCCTGCCGGCGGATCTGAAACCGTGCTGCAAAGGATAGCCGCGCTCGGCTGCGGCTACTGTGTATATTCGACCAGAAAGCACGAGGCTGCAAAGCCGAGACTGAGGGCAGTATTTCCGCTTGACAGAAGTGCAGCACCGGACGAGTATGAGCCGATCGCGCGAAAGCTTGCTGAGCTTATAGGCATAGAGATGTGTGACCCGACTACCTTTCAGGCATCGAGGCTGATGTATTTTCCGTCAGTCTGCGCCGATTCTCAGTATATTTATTCGTGGGAGGACAAGCCTCTGCTCTCAGCGGACGGTATGCTCGCGCTTTACGGAGACTGGCGCAATATTGCTGAGTGGGCGGACGTTCCGAATGCTCCGCAGCTCCGTAAGAAAATGGCGGCAAAGCAGGGCGACCCGACCGAAAAATCCGGCATCGTGGGCGCGTTCTGCAAGATCTATGACGTACCGGCAGCAATGGAGAAGTTCCTTCCGGGTGTATATCTGGAGACTGCTCAGGACGACCGCTACACATATTCCGGCGGCTCTACTACCGGCGGCGCTGTGCTCTACGATGACGGGAAATTCATTTACAGCAACCACGCTACTGACCCGGCAGGCGGAAGGCTCTGCAATGCCTTTGACCTTGTGAGACTGCACAGGTTCAGCGATAAGGACGCTGATGTCAAGGAGGGAACCCCGACCATAAAGCTGCCGAGCTATGCGGCTATGTGTGAGCTTGCGGCTTCAGACGGCGCGGTGACAACGCTGCTGACTAAGGAGCGCAGGGACAAGGCTGCTGCTGAATTCGGGTCGCCGGTGGAAACCGGTGCGGCTGACGGCAACTGGGAATCAGCTCTCTCGGTGAACAGCACAGGTCTTATCCGCAGCACGATCGACAATATCCTCATCATACTGGAAAACGATCCGCTGCTGAAAGGCAGGCTCGCATTTGACGAGTTCTCGAACAGGGTGCTCATAAAGGGCGCTGTGCCGTGGGATAAGCGTGAAAACAGCAGGGACTGGAACGATACGGACGATGCCGGAATGAGGCATTATCTCGAAAAAGCCTACGGTATAACCGGCGTGAATAAGATAATGGACGCCTGCTCACTGTGCTGCCGCAGACACAGCTTCAACGCTGTTGTGGATTGGCTGAAAGCGCTGCCTGCGTGGGACACTGCGCCGAGACTTGACACGCTTTTCATCGACTATCTGGGTGCGGCTGATACGCCATATACAAGGGCGGTCGCGCGTAAATCCTTTACCGCTGCGGTGGCAAGAGCAATGCAGCCGGGCGTCAAGTACGACACTATGCCTATCCTGTCTGGCCCTCAGGGCATCGGCAAATCAACTTTGCTGAAAATAATGGCTGGCGGCTGGTTTAATGACAGTCTCGACAGTTTTGACGGCAAGGAAGCCTGCGAAATGATACAGGGAAGCTGGCTTATCGAGCTCGGTGAGCTCAACGGTCTGAGCAAGTCTGAGAGCGGTCAGGTCAAGCAGTTCCTCAGCAAGACCGACGATATTTACCGTGAGCCATACGGCAGACGCACAGGGCGCTACCCACGGCGCTGCGTATTCTTCGGTACGTCCAATGAAAAGGAATATCTCAGGGACGGCACAGGCGGCAGACGTTTTCTCCCGATAGACTGTATGGCTCAGAAGCCGGCAAAATCGGTGTTCACGGAGCTTGAGGGCGAGATGCCGCAGATATGGGCGGAGGCTCTCCTGCGCTGGCAGATCGGTGAGAAGCTATACCTCGAAGGCGAAACGGCTAAGGCTGCTATGGCGCAGCAGGAATCCCACAGGGAGCAGAATGCCAAAGAGGGCATTATCCGCGAATTCATCAGCAGAAAAGTCCCTGCGGACTGGGGCAGACGCAGCATTCAGCAGCGGAAAATGTTCTGGGCAAATGAGTTCGGCAGCGCTGACGAAAGCGCTCTTGTGGAGCGCACAAGGGTCTGCGCTCTGGAGATCTGGGTCGAGTGCTTCGGCGGCGATGTGAGGTATATGAAAAAGTCCGATGCGAGAGAGATCAATGACATTCTTTCAAGAGCGGAAGGGTGGAAACGCACGGAGGGTACGGAGCGCTACGGTGCTGATTACGGAGTGCAAAGAGGGTATGCAAAAGCGTAACATTCTCAGGAAAAAGGCTGTAACATTCTTAGTTTATAGGCTGAGAATGTTACAAAATGCCTGAATTTGTAAATGTAACAAACTAAAGAATGTTTCGGGAATGTTACACAAATGTTTCACTGAAATTCGGCTGCGTTACGCTGAAAACACGTTAATGTAACATTGTAACATTCTTCTATATATAGTATATAAATATATAGTATATAGGGGTATAGTACCTCTATAATATCTATAATTTAATAAATACATACGCGCGCGCGAGGAGGCAGAAATGGAAAACGAAAAAGATACTGAGGCTTATCTCAGGGACGAGGTAAGGAAGCTGGGCGGAAAGGCTTACAAATTCGTCTCGCCCGGTCAGGCAGGAGTGCCGGACAGGATATGTATTCTTCCGGGCGGTCGGGTATTCTTCGTTGAGACAAAATCTGAGGGGAAGAAAAGCACGGACAAGCAGCGTCAGCAGCAGGCAGCTCTTGAAGCTCTTGGCTGCACGGTCTATGCCGACATCGACACAAAGGCTAAGGTCAGGGAGGTGATAGCAAATGAGATTCAAGCCGCACAATTACCAGTCATACTGCATCAGCAGGATAGTCAATGAGCCTGCGGTAGGACTGTTTCTTGATATGGGTCTGGGCAAAACAGTCATTACCCTGACCGCTGTGAATGAGCTGAAATACAACCGCTTCCAGATCGGCAGAGTTCTTGTCATAGCGCCTAAGAAAGTCGCTGAGGCAACGTGGAGCACGGAAGCACAGAAGTGGGATCACCTGAAGCATCTGAGGATCGTCAAAGTCCTCGGCAGCGCGGCGCAGCGGATCAGGGCAGTGAACACTCCGGCAGACGTCTATGTCATCAACCGCGAGAATGTACAGTGGCTGGTGGATCACTACCGCAATGACTGGAAGTTCGATATGGTGGTAGCCGATGAACTGAGCAGCTTCAAGAATCCGCAGGCTAAGCGCTTCAAGTGCCTGACGTGGGTAAGACCACATATCAGGAAGTTCGTGGGACTGACCGGAACACCGGCGCCGAACGGTCTGCTTGACCTGTGGGCGCAGATCTACTTGCTGGACAGCGGTCAGCGCCTCGGCAGAAGCATCACGGCTTACCGCAAGGCATATTTCAGCGAGAACACCCACGGCGGCAACTTCTCCACCTTTGAGCAGCGTCCGGGAGCGGAGGAGCTGATAAAACAGAGGATCTCGGATATATGCGTCAGTATGAAGGCTGAGGACTACATCGAGCTTCCTGAGAGGCAGGACATAGTCGTTCCGGTTGAGCTTGATACGAAGGCGCGGAAGCTGTATGACCAGTTCGAGCACGATATGTTCCTGCAAGTCGATGAGGAGACTCTTGATGCAGGTACAGCAGCAGTCCTGACCAATAAGCTGCTGCAAATGGCTGGAGGTGCGGCTTATTCCCCTGACGGCAAGGTGGTCGATGTCCATAGCTGCAAGACTGAGGCGTTTATGGAGCTTATCGAGGCAGCGCAGGGAAAGCCGGTTCTGGTGTTTTACAACTTCCGCCACGAGCTGGAAAGGCTGTCAGAGCTGCTGCATAAGGCTAAACTCAGGTTCGGAGAGCTGAGGACTGCGGAAGACATTGACAGGTGGAACAGGGGCGAGCTGAGTGTACTTCTCGCGCACCCTGCATCAGCAGCATACGGTCTTAACCTTCAGGCAGGCGGCAGCCACATCATCTGGTTCGGTCTGAACTGGTCGCTGGAGCTATATCAGCAGGCTAACGCAAGACTGTACCGACAGGGGCAAATGAACAGGGTCGTCATACATCACCTGATCGTTACCGGCAGTGCCGATGAAATGGTTATGGCTGCGTTGCAGGACAAAGACGCTGCTCAGGAGAGCCTGCTTGCAGCGCTGAAAGCGAGGATAAGGGGGGCAAGGAGCAATGGTCATTGATATGAAAATGGGAGAGGGCAGAGGCATAAGCATACACGCACACCAATTTCTCGAAAGACGAAGCTGCTCCGTAAAAGCGGTTCGGCTGGTTGCAAAGCTTGCTGCCGCCTCTGATCTGATATACGGGACGGACTGTGTGAAAACGTGGTCGTGTGTTATTTATGAACTCGTCGGTCAGTGCGAAATGCGTATGAAGCGCCTCGATACCGAACAGCAGCAGGCTTTTGAGCACGGCGATATACAGACGTGGAAAGAGGCGGTCGCCGAGTTTAAAAAGGCAGACGCCAAAAGGCGGAAATATCTGAAATACGAGGAGCTGTTTGCAAATGCCAAGCCGTGAACAGATCTGCTCCCAGCAGATCCACTGCCTGAGCTGCCCGATCTCGGTAGCGGTCACGGGTAAGGACTGCCGGGAGCTTACACAACAGGAATTAACAAAAATCAAGGAGGAACTGAAAATGACTGACACAGATATGCTTTATATGGCATCGCTTGAAAAGCGGAACGAGGAGCTCGAAGTCCGCATTTCTGTACTTGAGGACAAGCACTATAGCGAGTGCGGACAGATAGCGCACTACGATGACGAGCTGAGGCAGGCTAAGGAGCTGCTCCGTGATGCCCTGCCGGTACTTCACAGGGCTTTCTTCGCAAACTACAAAGACAGCAATGCGGCTAATGAGCTGTATGACAGGATAAAGAAAGCTGTGGGAGGTGCTGATGATGACAATTGATGAAGCAATCCGACACTGTGAGGAAGTGGCGGAAAAGATGAATGACTGCGAATGTGCAGCAGACCACAGACAGCTCGCTGAGTGGCTCAGGGAGTTGAAAGAAGCAAAGCGACTTCTGAAAGCAGCGGTTGAGGATATTAATTTCTATGTTGATTGTTTTGAATCACACTGCGATGAATGTTGCTGTGACCACGATAATCACTGTCATTGGAAACACGAAGCCGAAGCCCTTGCGCTTATCGGAAAGGACGGTGATACATAATGGGACATTTTCTTATAGGCGCATTCATCGGCAGCCTTGTTACGTTCACAGTGATGTGCCTGACGTACTACGGTGCTGGAGGAAGAGGTGACGACGATGAACATAAGACTTGATCCGCCCCGTGCGAGGTTCCGGATCAGGAACAGGCTCACCGGAGCCTACGTCCTGAGATCGCTGTTCGAGGTGCTGGAATTCGATACCCGAACTGAGGCGATATGCTACATAGAACGTGCCGGACTCAACCGGGAAATATACGTGACGGAGGCGGTGCTATGAGGAACTATCAGCAGAAGAAGAACAACCCCTACAAGCTGCCGCACAACCTGTATATGCGTATGCTGTATCTTGTCAGGGACTACGAGCGCATACGGTCCGAGCGTGAGGACATACTCAATGCTTCACCTGCTCCGGACGGCACTCCACACTCCGGCACCGGCAATCCTACCGAGCAGAAGGCTATCAAGCTTGCCGGTCTCGGAGACAACTGTTCAGCTATCGAGCAGGCTCTCAAAGTTGTTCCTCCGGAGTACCGCAAGGGCGTGTATGATAATATCTGTTACCGGTCGCCTTACCCGACAGATGCCGGTGAAGCTACATACAAGCGCTGGCGTTGCCGGTTTATATACGAAGTCGCTAAAAATCTTCACGAAATATGAAAAATGATACCTGTGGGAAAAAATCAAGTGCTATAATAATACCATAGGATTATGACCAAAGAGCAGAGGGTCAGGCTGCTTCGGCGGAAAAGTTCATTTTTCGTCTCCTTTCTTTTGTTTTGACCGGAGTTCGCTCCGGTCTGTGTGGCAGAGTAGAACAGCGGCGAGTTCACGAGCCTCATAAGCTTGATACCGTGGGTTCGAGTCCCACCTCTGCAACCAATTTTCACAACCACACTCCTTTCAACTGCGTCAAGTTTGTACTTGAACCTCCTAATGTAAAAGCAGAAGTACCTCGGCAATAGTCGGGGTATTTCTGTATCCGGAGACGGGGGGGAGGGCACCCCTCCCATTAAGGATTAAGGACTACACCGCGTCACTGCTCATTAATCCGATCAATTTGCGAGAAATTTGTAAAAAAGAGGTGGACTGAATTGACTAACGCTGAGAGTATAGCAATAAAAATGACTGAAAATACCGGTGTTGAATGGCGTCCGATAAGCATCGAGGGCGCAGAAAACCGGTATTTAATATCAAGCGAACGAGAGGTTTACAGCATTTACAGCCATAGGATCCTCTCTGTTCGCAAATTTCGGGACTGCCCCTCAGAGTATATCGAGCTCAGCCATTGCCATAAACGGCTGTTCCTGATTGACGAAATAATGATAAAAACATTTCCGGAGCTTTACAGCGACAAACAGAACGAATGGAAAATGATAGAGATCAACGATGAAATTACTGCGTATGAGATCAGCAGCTCCGGCAAAGTCCGCCGACATAACAGTCACAGGCTCTTGAAGCCCACACTGCAAAGTGACGGATACCTGCTTATCAGAATGAGACATAAAGGCAAGACTATCACAGAATACCTCCACAGACTTGTTGCTAAAGCTTTTGTCCCCAATCCTAACGGATATGAAATTGTAAATCATATTGATGAAAACAGGCAGAATGACGATTACCGCAACCTTGAATGGTGCGATAAGAGCTACAATTTCAAGTACAGTTATAACCGTAGAAGGGCGGTGGTTCGTTGATAAACTACGGAACAGAATACGGGCTGCCGTATCTGAAAAAGAAACTCAATGCAAAGCGGCTGAGGGTCCTCACCCGCTACGCTTACTACGATATGAAGGTCTCAGTCAGCGAGCTGAGCAGCATACTTCCGAAGGAATTCGGCTGGCTCGCTTATTCGCTGGGCTGGTGTGCGAAGGCTGTTGACAGCGTTGCCGACCGTATCGTGTTTGACAAGTTCAGCAACGATGACTTCGGGCTGAATGAGATCTACAAGCTGAACAACTCGGACGTTCTTCTGGACGATTCTGTGCTGTCGGCGCTGATCTCGGCTTGCAGCTTCATCTACATCGGGCAGGACGAGACCGGCTATCCCACAATGCAGGTCATTGACGGCAGCAACGCTACCGGCACGATTGATCCGGTAACGAAGATGCTCACGGAGGGCTATGCCGTTCTTGAACGTGACGA